TGAATCCGTTTTAAGTTTGTTAGTCATGCTTTAAGTCTTTTCAAAAATCCCGCTAATACCAACACCTTGCCAGCATTGAGTGCTTTAATTTTGTGTGTTCTGCATTGATTTGAAGGTTATCAATTTAACCAAAATGTGTACACTGATGTGTATATCATCTTCCGGAGTGTACACATTGCTTACCGACACAAAATTAAGAAAAGCTCTTGGCAAAAAGAGAGACCAGATCGAGGTCATATCGGACGCCCATGGTCTGAATGTCCGGTTGTCTACTTCCGGCAGTATAACATTCTTTTACCGCTACAGATGGAACGGGAAAGCCGCTCAGCTAACGATTGGCGATTATCCCACCACCTCCTTATCTCAAGCTCGCGAACGTAGACAGCAGTTCAGGGCCTGGTTGACAGAAGGACTCGATCCGAGACGGCAAACAGTTCTGGAGAAACAGAAAAAAGTCGAAGCGCTCACCGTTAAAGAGGCTTTCGATTACTGGGAAAAGTATTACTGCATCCCCGAAGGTCTTGTGAAAATCAAGGTTAACCGACGGGACTTCAATAACCATATAGCGCCTGTGCTGGGGAACATGATTGTTGATCAGACCACTAAAGCGCACTGGCTTAACCTTTTTGATGGCATGGGGCGAAGAGTTGTCACTGGTCAGATGCTTGGGCTGATGCAGCGTACGTTCCGTTTTTGCTCCAATCGAGGGGTAATTAATGTGAACCCAATTGAGAGCCTTAGGCGCTCTGACGTAGGTCTCACAGCATCCGTCAAAGATCGCAGATTGAGTGATGAGGAAATCAAAACAGTTTGGAATATCCTTCCTGAATTGAAGTACAGACAACAGCTGATAATGAAGTTTCTCATCATGACTGGCTGCCGGAGTACGGAGATCCGGACAGCAAGATGGGAGTGGTTCGATTTCCATGAGCAAACGTGGACCATTCCGGCAAGCGATTATAAAACCGGGAAATCGGTCAGAAGGGCACTTCCCGAGGCAGTAGTAAGAATGATGTTAGCAGAGAAGGAAACGTCAGTTTCAAAACACGTTGTGACACTGTCACGCTACAGAGGGCCAGAAGATGACAGACCGCCACTACAACCAAACGTCGCTATGTTTTCTGCTCAGATTATAGCTAAAACAGGCATGAAGCCCTGGTCTCTCCATGACCTCAGGCGAACAGTGGCGACACGCCTTTCTGAATTAGGTGCGCCGCCACATGTTGTGGAAAAACTGCTTGGCCATCATATGGCAGGTGTCATGGCACGTTATAACCTGCATGATTATCTGGATGATCAGCGTCACTGGCTTGCTGTTTGGCAGGATCACCTTGAGAAGCTGGTTGGTCAGCCTCTGGTTTGATCCCCACGTTATCTTCCCAGGCCAACAAGTCTGAAAGTCTCCACCTTTTAGGGCTGCCATTTATTTTAGGCTGCGGGAATGGCTGAGCAAAGTAAGAGGGCATCCGGGATGGGGTGCTCCAGAAATAAAGTGTGCTGCGCGATATTTTGTATCTGGACAGAACGTCATCGGTTATCAAAATTTCATCTGATTTATGAGATGTATTAGTCATAAAAACCCCTTAGTTACATTGTCCAGGCAGATGGTGTAGCCGGCGCGCGCAGCTCATGGCTGTGGCCACATAGCTACTTTTTCTGTTAACAACTTCAACAGTGATCTTTGAGCCTTGAACCACCACCGTATAAGTTCTCTTTGTTTTCTGTCGCCCGTAGGCTCCATAAAGCTCAACGTGTTTTGCCAGTGCCGCATCGCACGCCTGGCGGCCCAGCGGTGATTGTTTGCTTCGGTTAATCAGTCGCATATTCACCTCACACAAAGACATCAACCGGGTCGCCAGCTGCGCGCGCGTTGTCGTTCGCTTCCCGGCGGAGGCCGAGAACATAGCCAACGGGATCCCAACTGGACAGAATTGCATTGAGCTCTTTATGGCTGTGCCAGGTTGTCAGGCGTTTTTTAAGCTCGCTGGCGCAGGCGCGCACGTTCGCCCGGGTGGGGCCGGACATCTTCATGCACAAGCACAAAGTCAGAAGCAGATCCGAATATTCGTCGGCGGCTGCGCGCAATGCTGCCGGGTCGATGCTGGCTTCCAGCTCGGGCAGGCGGTGTTTCAGGCTCATTTGGCACCTCCCTTACGACGAAGAGCCATTCTCAATCTGTTTTTCGCCAGTCTGGCTTTGCATTGTGCGGGCGTCTCACGTTCGCGAGCGCGCGCATTTGATTCACGATTACGGCGGCGCCTGGCGTTGAGTGATTCGTCTTCGCTTCGTAAATGCATCCTAGGTTCCCCGTCCATTGGCTCGGGCCACTGGCGCGCCTTATTTACCGCGAGCTTATCGATCATCGCCTGGGTAATCTGCTCGTCAGTGATTCCCGCTCTGCGCTGGGCATCCCACATCAGGAATTGCATATCAGCCCATTCGCTGTGGTCGTTAGGTTCCGCGGCAGCTTCAAGCGCTTCTATGCTGAGGTGTTTCAGTGGGCCAGCCGGACCAACATTGCCGAAGGTGGCATGTGACCATTCAGCGTGTTCGCGGCGAACCTGATTGCGAGCAAATGAGAACTCCCCCATCAGCGCTGCCAATGCGATTTCAGTAATACGCAAATACAGGGCCGCGCGGGACGGATTGCTGAATTCACCCTCTTTTAAAAACTTCGATATTTCCGCCACGTCAGCACGGCACACGGCGATTAATTGCTCATTAGTGAATGTGGCGATATCAGTCATTCCAGGCCTCCAGCTCGTTCTGGATTTCTTCATCGATCTCGTCATTTGTGGCTTCTTCGTCCAGGTAATCACGCGCTTCTTTGAGGTACTGTTCCCGGCGTTCGTCATACCATGCCGAGAACTCAGGGGACCAGCCATCAATCGTGCCGTCATAGTCAACCTTGGCGTTACGTTCAGCCATGCTCTCGACCATGCTGTAAGCGGTGGTAAGCGCAGCTTCGCGGATATACCCACGCAGATCGCGCTTACGCCAGTAGGGGTTAACTTTTGAATCACAAAAAGGTTTGAATTCCACTTCCCAGCGACGTATGCATCGTGCATTCAGTGATTTGCTCATATCGTTACCGGGAGGGCGAACCCTCCCGCCTCCCTTAGCCCACGTATTCCGGTTTCATGTCGTCCAGGGTGATGCGGAACTGGTCATACAGTTCATCACCGAGGTGGCGGCGCGATGAGGTCAGGGTGCTTTCTGCCTTCGCGAATAACGCTTCGGCTTCCGGATCCCCCGCGTTAGGAAGTGAATTTATGGCGGCCTCAACTTTGTTCTTCGCATCAACAAGGTAGTAGCGTTTCACCGCCTTACTTTTCAGTTCGGTATACAAAGCAGTACCCAGCAGAGCTTTCTGTGATTCGATGTCTACACGAATGGCTTTGGCCTGGTCCACTGAGTCAGCTGTATCAATCCGCTCTCGGAGTTCGTGAGCAACAGAGTCAACGTTAGATGCAGGCTCTTGCGTGCTGGTGGAATCGCCAACGGAGTGTGTTATCTCATTCAGCGTGACCTTTTCTGTCTGCGCCGGGTTGATAACCCTTTCTTCGCGTTCGTCAATTTCATCGGCGGTATAGACCCCGAGGATCACATCCGGGCAGTACAGTCGCGCCCAACGTTTAACGGCGAGATAGGCCAGTTGCTGACGGGGGTCGCTCGCCCACAGTGTAGAGTTGCGGACTTGTGCCTGCGAAAGCATCAGCACAAGCTCGCGAGGTTCTGATTCTCCTTTGAGCGTTGCCCAGGCGCGGACGCCCACGCCAGCTTCATCTTGCAAATCCCAGCCCGGCGCGATGTAGTCGTTACCTTTGCCGCTGGTTTTTTTAATGAAGCGGCCAACGATATTTTCCCATGCACCAAACCATTCAAAATGGATCCGGTCTTTGGTTGGAGCCATGGTGTTAATTACCGCATTCACCAGTTGTGCCTCATAGCCAAGCACACCTGAGTTACCCACGATGAAGGTTTTCTGTGCCACTGCAAACGGATCCATACCCCAACGCGCTGCCTGCATCACTACAGCCATGCACGCATCTGGTTTCCCGCGATAATGCTCAGGCACGAAGTTTCCACTATTGGCCATTACTTCCGAGAGCGTGCGCAGGCGGTTGAACAATTCACCGTTCGTCAGGATAGAAACGTTGTCGATCTTCTGGGTCTGGTTTTCAGTAGTTGCGACTAAATTGGACATTGTTATTCCCCCTTATGCCTGTACGCGCAGCGCTTCGAGACGGCGCATATCAAAATCGTTAAGTTCTTCGGTGTAGTCTTCGGTAATCGGCGCCGGCCATTCGCCAGTGTCGAAACCGTTCGCGATGGCACGCATTGCTTTGCGATATTCCAGCATGCCGAGTTCCAGCAGTTCTTCGGATGCCTCGATGATGGCGATCCAGTGGTAGTTCTCGTCTTTGTTGACGAATATCCAGAAGAACTGGTCAAGGGCTGCGGTTTCGCAGTACATAGCCGAGCTCAGGTGGTAATCGCGCTCGATGATTTCCCGGTGCAATTTGGCGCGCAGGCCTTCCTGCTTGATGTTCCACATGCTGATGGTTTTCAGGTCCGCACCGATGCGCAGGCCGCCCATGTCTATCTCAAGGTCAGGACGCACACGAACTTCCAGCCCGGTTTCCTCATCAATGCCGAAATAACTCACCTCGACGGCACGGCTCGGGTGTGTCAACAACTTGCCGGCGGTAGGGTGATTCAACAGTGCTTTCTGAATGGCCAGTGCCGTAGCCAGCTGCTGGCGGGTAACCAGCACTTTTCCTTCAGGGTTCTCGCGCCATGCATCCAGCAGCTCATCGGCAAACACGGCATCCGGTTTTACCGATTTCACGGCCTGAATCAGATCGGCCTTTGTGCCAGAGACTTTCAGGGGCTGCGCCTTCTGTGCTTCCTGAGCAACCATGTCAGGATTAATAATCGCCAGCTGTTCCAGTAAGGCATCGCGGCCACCGCTGGTTTTCACCTGGGCGGGCAGGGTGGCGTTGTATTCCTTGATGCAGGCCTTCATTGCGGTGGCGGTTTGCTTCTGACCGTCTTCAATGCGCTGGAACTCAGCAGGTAAAGACATATAACCCTGGCCGGTTTCTTCAACTGATGTACCCAAGGGAACCTGGGCGGGCAGGTTCGCGTTGTATTCCTCCAGGAATCTCTTGATGTCCTCTGCGCTGAGCAAAACCGGAAGCCCGTTGTTGTATTCATCGATAAATGCGCGGATCGTCGCCGTCGTGGTGAAGGCGCCTTCCGGGATTTCCGGCTCGATACTGAATTCTTTTTCCAGCTGATCAGGCTGCAGCGCCAGTGCATGCACCAGATTGCCCATATCCAGAACAGGAGAGCGCACCTTCTGGATTGTTTTGGATACGTGGCGCGCCTCGAAATACATCAGCGATACCCGGGCATCTTTAACCATCGTGGAGCTGATGCCGTTAGCGGCGTGGTAGACCTCATTTGGCACGCCTTCATATCGACCAGGTTCGAAATACTCCGGCCATGCTGGCGCTGCTTGTTCAGCCTCTTCCTCTTCATCGCTATGAGCACTCTCTGAAACCTGGCTTTTCAGCACTTCGGCGGTAAGATCCGGGCAGCGTTCAGCCAGTATTTTGCTCATGTTCACGGCAATTGTTTGCGCAGGAGGCTCATCAGCGCCTTCGCCTGCTGATACCGCATTATCATTCTCGTCTTCGACCGGCTGAGCCGTTTCCATCTGCACATTGCTGGTGGTTTCCCCGGAATTAGCTGGATGTAATTTTTCATCTGCAGCGCGCTGGCGCGCCTGGTCCACTATAGAAAGTGCTGGTGCTGGTGCTGGCTTGCTATCCATCAGACCATCAATCGAAAAAACACCATTGCCCATGTTTGAAACTTTAGGCTGTTTGGGTTTGGTCAGGTCTTCGGTTATCCACTTCGGATCCGTGGGGTCACTGATTCCTTCGACATATTCGCCACGTTCGGCGGCCAGAACCTGATTAGCGTCAGGGCGTTTCTTTTGAGCTTCTTTCACCAGTTCGGTGCCAATTACCTGAAAGTCAGTTGGGAGAGCTTCCAGGTCAGGCACACCTTCATCTCCATCGATAGCCTTTTTCACAGCGTCCAGAGTGACGGCGGCAGATGAAACATGACCAGCTTTTTCAAGCGTCTCAGTAGAAGGGGCGTCATGCTTATGCTCGGTCAGGTTCGCATTGATATAGGTCTGCAGACTTACCGGGAAATGATGAATGTCGCTGGTGGCGCCACGAATAAGGGCAAAAATCGCGGCGCGGGAATAATCCAGGATGCCTGCAACCTTGCGCAGCGCTGCCGACCATTCCTTGAACGGACTTTCTTTCTTCTGAACGATCTCTTTGGCCCGGCGGTGAATTGATGCCGGGAAATTGTAGATATCGAAATCCATTGGCATTGTGGCCAGGGCTATTTCCACATCGAGCGTATCAAGGGTATGGGTGTAGTCAGGGTTGCGATCGGTTTTATTACCGCCGCCAGCATTAGTTCCTGCATCAGTTTTCAAAACCGAAGAAATGCAGTTACCGGCAGCCCATTCCCTGGTGAGAATGCCGCGGTCGATCGCGTTCGTGGCGAACCACAGCTTTGCAAACTGAATACGTTTGCCGAGCTCATGCCGTTTCCCTTCCGGGAAAACTTTTTTATTGGCGCTGGTGAATTTCCAGAGCGCCGGCATATCGTATTTTTTGATTTCAGGGACATTCTCGGCGGCCAGAATCAGATCCTGGACGGCCGCATTATCAGTGTCCATTTCAAGAGCTGACAGCTCCTGCCGGTGAGGCATGCTGATATGATAAACGTGACGTTCTTCGGCCATGTACTGCGCCAGCAGCTGCGCGCGAAAGGGGAGTTCGGCCACGTTAAAAAGCGCGCTGGAATCGTCCTGGTATTCATCACTACCAAAAGCTTCCACGGTCTCATCTTGTACCGCGTCGACAGTGGTATTGGCATCAACCGGCTCGCCACTAACGGGCTCAGCGGGTACTCCGGCATCATCGATGTGATGATCCGCTGGCGACTGACCTGGCTTCAGAGCCCAGGTGCGACCATCATCACCGAGCTGGTAGCGTTCGCACCATGAGTAATCGAGAACACCTTCCGCCGGCAGGTCATTGAATACCGGGAAATCAGTGCGAATAGGTTTTTGATAGTCTTTGCCGCGGCCTGTTTCGATCCCAGCGTCTTCCAGATCGACGTCGAGCTGCAGTAGAGCGCGGGCTTCTGATTTATTAGTGCGCCAGATTACGGCATCAGCTTTACCCGATTTTTGAGTCGCTTTTATCAGATAAAAATATTCCATGTGATAGCCTCTATTTTGGATGTAGAATCCCCCGGGCCATTGGTAGCGCCCATTCAGGGTGGTCATTGGTTTTGGTAATTTCCGGTGTAACTTTGGTCGGTGGCACCGGATGTACAGCCCGCTTCGGCGGGTTTACGTTAGCCCTCGTGAGCCATCTGGTCGTGAGAGGCGCAGCGTTCAGAGCAGTACTCTTTTTCTTTCCGTGCGAGCTGGTTCCCCTGGAGATATAACAGGGTGCTTACTACTGGTTTTCCCTCGATTGCTTTACGGCAGTAACCGCATTTCTTCTGCATTCCTCCCCCTACATTTGCACCGTGAACCCGGCCGGATGTTCATCCAGTACACCTTTCAGCGGATAACATTCAGCTTTCACGTGTTGCTCTTCTGCAGCTGCCTTGCAGTCATTCTCACTGTCGTAAACGCCGAGCAGGACATCCTGATTACCGCCCGTCAGCATGCTGACGGTGAGAACCAGGGCAAACATCGTGCTCATGAAGGGCCTCCTTTTTGCGCGAGCATGTAGCACACCCGGCGGATGAAAGCCGACAGCGGATTTAAACGAACAGCCTGCTGACGAGCGGGTTTGCGTGCGAAATCATTCATAGAAACAATCCCCTCAGTGCGTTGAAAAACCCGATCCAGATGAAGAGCCCAATTACTGCTGAAATGACCATGGCTCTGATACCGTGCTTGCTCATTTCAACTCCTCCTGTATGCCTGTCTTTTAACCACTTCAGGCTCGGTGGTATGCTGGTAGTTCTCACACAGCCAGCAAGGAAATAAAAATGTCAAAACTGACAACGATGAAAGTTGCTTGCCCTGATTGCGGAAGCGAGATGCTCAAGCGTCCCGATGATTTCGACTTTGATACAAATTTTGTTGGCGTCAGTTGTGCCAACTGTGGTCGAGAAATCACTAAGGACGATGTTGTTAAGCAAGGGACGGATGTTGTCAAAAAGCAGGTTGACGACATCCTCAGGGATGCCTTCAAGGGAACGGGCTGGAAGCTCAAGTAACCCCAGTAGTTCCTCGACCTGATTGATTACTTCCGTGGCGTCTATTTCGAGTTCAATAGGCGCCACCTTTACCTTACTCATCTCACCCTCATTGCCTTGTCGCCGGCCAGCGGAACGTTTATCGGAGCAACGCAGCGCGTTGTTGATGTAATGAGTTTAATCATTGCTAAACTATTCTGTAAAGTAAAAAGTAAACTTTTATGCGTAAAAAATTGAAGCCTTCAGATCCTGAGGCCCAAATGAAGGAAGGGGTTGTGAAAAAACCAAAGCCCGCCTTAGACGAGATTTGGTTTGGGAGGCGTGAGCGTTAACTGCGTGAAGCCAGTAACTCTTTGAAAAGTTCGTTGAATTTATTGAACTTAGATTCAAATTCAATTAGCGCTTCTTTCTTTGCGGAGTCAGGGAATCCACGAAAAAAAGTAATGAGCTTAAGTTCTTCTTCACTCAACACAAGACTTGGCGGTGTGCTTTGGGAGTCAGAGGTGTCTGAGTCAAGGAAGCCTGAGGGCATTCCGTAATCTCTTTCTAACCTTCTTGCCGCTCTTTCGCCAAAGGAACTGCGGCCATTTATCAATTGAGATAAATAGCTTTTCTCTTTCTCTGGAAGCGACTTTTCTGAGAACCATTCCTTAAGTCGCCTGCGTCTAATTTCCTGTGTCGTCATAGAAAGCATTTTGATTAGTAATTTATAAACAAGCAAATACTTGACGTTTTGGTTTAGTGTTTTATAAACTCACCGTAATCACATGAGGGAGCCACTATGCAACTTAAAGATTATCTAAACATGAAACGAGGCAGCTCCAAGGCCTTGGCTACAAAGCTCGAGGTATCGACTTCTTATCTTTCACAAATGGCATCTGGGATTGCTGCCATATCCCCATCTCGCGCCATACAAATAGAACAGCTTACGGAAGGCGCTGTTACCAGAGCAGATTGTTTCCCAGATGATTGGGAAACAATCTGGCCTGAGTTTATACCTCCTACAACTCCCCTAACTAACAGCTCCGAGCTTAATGGGGATTAACCATGCAAACACTTCCCTTTCAACAAAATACCGGATTCAACACCGGCGCTCTGATAAAGCGAAATCAGCTGAGAGAGTCAGATCACGACGCTATTCGCTCTGCTGTTCGCGCCTGGGCTGCAGCTGAGGGCCAGGATGTTGTGTCGGCACATATCATCGATGAGTGGCGCCAGCAGGGCGGCGAGGAGATCGCGTTCCCTGATGATATCAGCCGTGCCCGACAGAAGCTTTTTCGCTACCTGGACAACCCGGCCGAGTCTGAGCGCTATCGCGAGTACGTTCGCCTTCTTACCCCGGCAATCATGGCCGTTCTTCCGCTGGAGTTCCGACATCGTCTGATGCCTCAGGACGATATTTTGTCGCGCCTGTCTTCGGCCATGAAGGAATGCGCTGAAGCAAAGCAGGCGGTGATGCTGAACGCGCCAGAGCACCAGAAACTGAAGGAAGTGAGCGAGGGGATTGCGTCGCTTTTCAGGCTAATGCCTGAGCAGACAGGAGCGCTGATGACGATCGTGAGCTCAATGCTCGGCGTGATGTAAGCGAGGTTCCATGAATCACATCGAATTTATTGAAAAGAATGTCCGCGAGGAACTTCTTCGCCAGGGCTTCACGCAAGCAGTGGCTCAGGGGGGGCATACCAGGCGGTCGATATGTACAAGCGGATGTCACAGGCAAGCCGCAAAGGGGGAATGTTTGACGATGTTATGCGATACGCAAAGTTATGGGCTGAGAAGCAGACCAGCGCAGCTGAACGCCGGGAAGCAAAGCGGAAAGTGCGAAAGGGCGGCGACCAGGCTGGGTTGTTCTGAAAGGGTGAAGACTGTTGTGCGCCAACACAGCCAGTCTTCGGGGTGTGAAAAAAGGGCTCTTAGTTCACGGAGTGAGTATGTCAAATACCGCTGAAGTTATCAATTTTCCGATTAAAACCGAGCGTTCGGGAGGTCAAATGGCCGACCTGGCTAACGGGTATACCAAGATCGCAAACGAGATACAGAAGCTCAAGCCGCGTCTGCGGATGTCAGGTCGTGAGTGGCAGTGTCTTGAGGCTGTTATCTGGCTTACCTATGGATGGAACAAGAAGCAGGACCGAGTAACAAACACGGTGATTGCTGAGCTGACAGACCTCGGAGAGTCGCATATTTCCGACACAATCAAATCTCTCGCGGAGCGGAAAATTATCTTCGCTCATAAGCAGGGAGTGATGAAAATTGTCGGTATAAATACTGAGCTATCTGAGTGGATTTTAGACAAACCGAAAACGGGAAAACTCTTCCCGGAATCGGGAAAAGTGTTACCGAAAACGGGAAAACCTTTCCCGGAAACGGGAGACACCCAATACAAGAACAAGAACAATAGTAAAAGATCTTCTTCGTCTCGGAATTCTAAAGAATCCCGAAACGAGGAAACCTTGAAGTTTCTCTCTCGTCATCCAGAAGCGGCCGATGGGATTTATACCCCTGCGGGTAAATCCTGGGGAACAGCCGACGACCTCAAAGCCGCGCGATGGATTTTCGATAAAGCCCTGACCGTGAATGCCTCCCTCTCTGAGCCGAACTGGGTTGAATGGGCGAACACCATCCGCCTGATGCGTCTGCAGGACAAGCGCACTCACTATGAGATCTGCGAACTGTTCAAGTGGGCAAATGAGGACGGTTTCTGGCAGGAAAACATCCTTTGCCCCTCAAAACTACGTAAGAAATGGGATCAGCTCACAACTAAACGCCTGCGCAGCCATGGTCCATCAAGAAACTCCTCAGGCGCCAGTGCGCTGGACAACACAGACTGGATCGACGGGGTGCTCGAATGAAATCTATCGCAGAAAGCATGCACAACTTCGACCGTGAAAACTTCCAGCGAGTGGCTGCCGGGCTTCCGGAAATGCAGGACGAGCAGGCAGTAAAGCGCCAGGCGGCCAAGACTGCAGAGATCTTCAACGAGCTGTTCCGCCAACTGCTTGCCGTCTTCCCGGTGCTGGCCAACAAATCAGTGGAAGACCTCAACGAGATGCGTCGCCAGTGGTTGTTGGCGTTCAAAGAGAACGGGATCACCACGGTTGAGCAGATTAACGCAGGAATGCGGGTTGCGCGCAAACAGGAAAAACCATTCATGCCATCACCGGGACAGTTCGTCGCCTGGTGTCGTTCTGAGGAGGCGGTAACTGTAGGCCTGCCAGATGCGAGTGAGCTGGTTGAAATGGTTTACCAGTATTGCCGGACTCGCGGCCAGTATCCAGACGCTGAGTCGTACCCATGGCCTGAGCACAAAATCGAACCGTTAACGCTCAAACACAAAGCCTGCTACTGGATGGTTACTGGCTTGTACGCAGACATGCGCTCAAACGGCCTCAGCGACACTGAGTTGCGACGTAAGGCGCAGGATGAGCTGCTGCGTATGGTTCGTCGCTTGAATGCCGGGGAAGTGATTCCCGATCCGGTTAAACAGATCCCAAAGCTTGGCGGACGTCCGCTGAGTAACGAGCAGGGCTTAAACAAAATTGCGGAAATCCGCGCGAAATTCGGTTTAGGCAGAGGGCGGAATCATGGCTAGAGCATTGTCAGCAGTTGAGCGCAGAGAGTACGTCCGCGCAGTGATTCGGATCACCAGGCATCAGGGGCGCCTCACGACCACCGAGGCAATGAAAAAACTGGGGCTGAGCCGCGCTACTGTCCAGCGGTATTTTTCCGAAGCAGAAGCGACCGGCGAGGTTGTCCGGCATGGTCGTTTGGGGCTGTTCCGCGATCAGCGGGCCGTCATCGACTTTGACATGAAGCGTTTTGGCCTGGTGCCGAAAGTTGCTGTTGGGATGAATTACAGCCTGCTTGGCAGTCCTGTTTTTCAGCGAGTTTTAGATGTTCAGGAGGCTATTCATGGCTAAGAATTCAATCGATGTATACGGTGCCAGCGGCAAAACAAACGTGCTCAGTTTCGAGCCTGAAAACCTGCACCTGGTTACCGACAAAACGCACCCGCTTTACGATGAACGGGTCCACCTTCCTATCGACGAAGGAATGGTGCTGAACATCATGGACCAGGGCGTTCTTGAGCCGATTATCGTCTGGAAAGACCCGGAAACAGGGCTGTCTTGTGTGGTTGATGGTCGCCAGCGTGTGCGCCATACACTGGAAGCTAACAAGCGGCTGTCGAAAGCAGGAAAAGAACCGTTACTGGTTCCCGGGGTCCCTAAACGTGGCTCTGCCATTCGCATGGCGCAGGCGATGGTAAGTGCTAACGAAATCCGCCAGGCAGATACACCACTGGGCCGAGCAAAGAAAATGGCTGATGCGCTGGAACGCGGGCACGATGAGGATGATTTAGCGCTGATGTTTGGCGTGAGTGTCCAGACCGTCCGCGCAACTCTGTCACTGCTGGATGCCACCCAAGCTGTTCGCGATGCAGTGGAGTCCGGAACGGTCACCGTTACCCAGGCGCGTCAGTTGGCATCGCTTAAACCCGAAGAGCAACGGGTGAAGGTCAAGCAGATCGAGACAGCGACCGCCGGCACCACGGGCCATGAAAAAGCCCGGCGACAGCGCCAGGTTCTTGGTGAAGCAAAGCCGCGTATCAAATCACGCAAGGAAATTACAAAAGCACTCGAAGATGCCAGTGGCGAATATGCCGAGGCTCTGCGCTGGGTGCTTGGGGAGGCGATATGAATATTGATCCTGAGAATTACAGCAAATATACCCTCCGTCGGTTCGCCGCCATTCTGGATGTAATCTGCTGGGTGCTGATTGCCGTAGTAACCGTTGGGATCTGCATGTTTATTGAATGGTGGACAGCATGAACATCTCAACAGTAAACGAACTCATTCAGTCGCTGGAGAGCGCAGGCGAGCTGTCGATCAGAGAGCAGAAGTTCCTGAAGCTGGCGAAAGCGTACCAGCAGCTGGCTGCGGAGAATGTGGCGCTGAAAAAATCAGCGCCGGCACCGTTCAGTAAGCTGATGATGGAAGCGCTTGATACTTATCATTCGAAAGCTGACGACGTGCCTGAGTTGGCCATGCTGAGCGCATACGTAAAACTGCGCGATGGGCTCAAAACCTCCGCCACCGATCGCATCGTAGCCGAAGCCGAGGCGCGCGGAGTTGAGAAGGCTATCGCTCACCTGGAGAAAAAGTTCAGCAATATCGGCGTGCAGATCATGAATTTGCAATGGTTGGCGGATTCGCTGCGCGAGGGGGCCAAATGACCGAGCAAACCATCCTTGACATGTGCTGTGGCTCCCGCATGTTCTGGTTCGACAAACAGGACCCGCGTGCAGTGTTCGCCGACATTCGCTCCGAGCAGCACACCCTGTGCGACGGGCGCAGCCTGGTTATCAGCCCGGACATTATCGCCGACTTCCGCACGCTGCCGTTCGCTGACGCCTCTTTCCCCATTGTCGTGTTTGACCCGCCGCATCTTGAACGAGTTGGCGAAAACGCCTGGATGGGTAAAAAATACGGTCGCCTGAATAAAGACACCTGGCGCGATGACCTGCGTGCTGGGTTTAAAGAGGCATTTCGCGTACTGCGGCCACACGGCGTTCTTATTTTCAAATGGAACGAAACCCAGATACCGGTTAGCCAGATTCTGGCGCTCACTGACGAGAAGCCGGCTATCTGGCAACGCACAGGGAAAGCGGACAAAACGCACTGGGTAATTTTCGTGAAGAGGGCCGACAAATGAGCAGGCATGACTTCAGACGACCGATAGCTGATCACATCTCAAACATTCGCTCAGAGCTGGCAAAAGTACCAGCAGAAAAACGTCTTCACGTCATAGCCGAGGCGTTATACGACATGAACCCGACAGGAGCCGATGAGGTTCTTAGAGCTTCCTGTGGCTGCTATGAGTGGGATATCAGCATGGACTACCGCAGCGCCGACGTTCGTTATGCAGATAAAAAACAAACAGGAGGTGCCGCATGACTGATATCACCGAACTGGCGCTGATAAAGGGCCAAAAAGTTGAAGCTCCGTATTACCTGGCTGAGTGCACCGAATGCGGGAAGATGTATTCAAGCTCGAAATTGATTGTATCGCGCAACTATTTTGATGGCGACGCAGATTGTTATTGCCCGCACTGTAACGCTGATGATGCTGATATAGCGGATTTAGGGAGCGGCGAACAGCCTGCTGTAATGGCCTGGAACTATCAGCAGGCTCGCATTGACGTGCTGGTAGAGGCGCTGGAGAAGGCGCAGCAGCGCAACGCAGAACTTGAAGCGCAAAACGAATATATCCGTAAGCGCTATCAGCAACTGGATCTGCTGATCGGGAAAAATATCCTGGTTATGCAAGCCGCAATCATCGAATGGCAGGCCACTGGCGATGCTAAAAACGGGCTGGCGTGGATTTATAACACGCTCTTCGGCCCTGGCGAATTGCCTGATGAAGCGGAGAAAGACGCACAGGCCTATTTCGACCGCAAATATGCTCCGCTCGATGAAGAGCTTATGGCGCTTCACAAGTGGTTTTGGGAACAAAGCGAGGCTGAACGTGCCGCCGCTGGCATCAAGGTGGAGGTGAAATAGTGGACTCTTCCCTGGAATACGCCTGCAAACGCCTGCAGGAACTGGAAAGCCTACTGCTGGTGGATGTGCCTGAAACAGTATGGCCAGCGGAAGTAAGCATGGTCTTCGCTCAGATTGAAAAAGCCGGGACACTCCCGGCGCACCACCAGCGCCGACTGCAGCACCATATCAACCGTATGTGGCTGGAAAAAATGCCGGTACTGTCAATTATCGCCGCGGCTGGTTCGCTGGCCTGTGCCATGGAGAAATATGCGTGAAAGATAGCGAAATCATCGTTGATAACTTTGCTGGTGGTGGGGTAAGTAAGGCGATAAATGAGAATGACCCAGCTGAATCGCTGGGTCTTGAAGATATGTTCAGAGAGCTAAGAGTTCACGCTTCAGGTTGCTGTCCATCAGGTTGTTGAACTGGTACGGCTCCAATTGGCGCTTGATCTCGTCTAGGTTTTGCTCTGCTTTTCTTGCCAGATCTTGGCTTTCCTGGATCTGGCTTTCCAACATTCTGTTGAGTCTTTCCATCTCCGGCTTCAGATTCTTTGGCATCGGTATCTTCCTCATTGTTATCCGTATCATGGGTGAAATCCACAACTGTCGGTTTCCCGTATGTTGCTATCTCACCATCATGGATTTTATCGCAAAATAATGCATAGAGCATTTCGGTCAAACCGCTAGGACTCTCTACACATTTGAATAGTTCCTTTGCTTCCTTACGATCGATCACAAAACCATGTGAAGGATAAGAAGCAATCAATTTTCCCAAAGCACCATCTTTTAGAATATTGGACTTAGCTGTAAGTCGCTGACCATAGGTGAAAGCTATGCTCATGGCTCTTTGGTGCTCTCCCAATTTAATGGGGTCAATCTGGGCAGCCATAGGCGATACAAGTGCTTCAGTAAGTCTAGTCGCGATATCAGCAGACATCTTGGTACTTATCTGGTTTTCGTATCTTATTTTCACTAGATGAGAGTTAAACGCAGAAATTGAGCGATCTTTTAACGCATCTAGAGCGGTCATGATGGCTAAACCTGAGCTCATTTCACCTATTTCATCATTTTTTTTCAGTTGTATGTCTAGCGGACCTAACTCACCCATATCCCCAATGACGAGTTTGTTGGCTGCGATGGCTATCAATGTACCAGCACTTTTACATGGCCCAACTACTAACAACGTAACCTCGTCGTAGTTGTGCTGTAATGCCCTCCCAATGCGATAACCCGCATTGGGATCCCCACCATAGGTAGCTAAACACAAGATAACATCTTTTCTCAAACCATGTTTAGCTTTTCGTTTCTTTATCTCATTGGTGAGGTCTTGGTAACCATCCCGATGAATATCACCTGTGTATATATAAACGTCATGATTTTCCATTGTTTTTCCTTATCTTGCTCTCAGTGGGGACCGAGAAATCCGCTTTGAACGGGACGTCGATAGACAAGATATCGGAAAATTCCCTAAAAGAATCGCGATTTTTCAAAACGAAGCACTTATCTTGAACTTGGATCACTACCCCCCGAATATCAATCGCACCTGTTCGCAAGCAGGCTGCGGTTGAGGCCCCAATAGTATCCATAATTGTTGAAATATTTTTCTTATAAACTATCTTTTTTTAACCAAATTGGTTGATTTTTTTTATTGAGGTGGTATCTTAAGAATCATTGAAGCGAAGCAACCTACAGGTTATGAACCTGTCATCAACCCAGACTGAGGAATTTACTATGGCACTCACTGAATTCGGTAAGGCCGTCAGAAAAGCGAGGATAGATACTGGCAGCACACTTTTAACCATGTCCCAGGAATTGGAAACCACCCCTGCATTTTTGAGTGGTTTAGAGACCGGTAGTAAGAAAATCCCACAGAAGTGGGTCAAAAAAATAGACACCTATTTCAATTCCAAAGGAGTTCACCTCGAACATTTGGAAGAACTTGCGGCGGTCGCAAATGAAACTGTTCCAATTGATGGACTTTCCCAACAGCAGCAGATGCTGGTGGCTGGTTTCGCAAAATCGCAATTTACGCCAGAGCAACTCAAAAGCTTTGCTGAACTGTTACAAAAGATCAACAACAATGAGGTTTGACTATGTATCATATGAGAGGCAACAGAGTATCCCCGATGCAAGAAGAAGAAATAGCTTATAAAGCTATCAACTTTTGTAACGCATTCGGCATCGCCGCCACCAAACGCAAACGTAAACGATACGATCTTCTCTTTGAAAAGCTCTCTACTTACGGGATAACCTTAAGTGTTATGGATGATAAACAGTGGGAATCTCTAACATATGATCTCACAATCGGTCATTGTGACCCCGCATCTCTTACAATAACAATACCAAATAAAATTTATGAAAATGCTTGCTTAGGAGAAGAACACGCTCTCGCAGTTATCTTTCATGAGTTAGGGCATTTGCTTCTCGGGCATAAACCAGTGTTGCATTTCTCGACCAAAGAACCAACTCGTGTGGAGGATGCAGAATGGCAAGCGGATACGTTTGCTGAGATCATTCTGGAAACAATAGGGGTTCGAACAAGCCAAATGTCTTTGGATTTCTATATGTGAAAAGCCCTGCTAGGACAGGGCTTAGAGGGGCGGGAAGCCTAGGAACTTCCCGGTGTGTATGGAGGCAACCCACCGCTACACTTAAACTTGACAATTTCAGTTTAGCGGATCTCCCAACAATTCGCAATCTGTATGGGTTTACAGATATGCAGGGACTTGCTGATTATGGCAATGGGAACCTGTAGTAAATGCGGGAAGACGTGCGAAATTATTTTTCGCTACTCTGTTTGTATCAATGGGGTAATGCGTCATGCGAGAAAGGGTCATCCTTTCCCGATTCCTGTGTGCAATTGCTCTGAGCAGAGTGTTGCTTAAGTTGTAATGAGAGACCCGCATTATGCGGGTTTTTTCTTTCTGGTGGCACACTGCGACAACGCAGTGCCTCAGCTTTTTGCTGAGGCACTGGTTGAGGGTAAACCTGCCGGATATGTGCCTGAAAAAAGACATTGCAGCATGATAAAACCCGCTTCGGCGGGTTTTTTAATATGGAAAAACATCAATCTAAACATAAGCATGGTGTTAGCAAAAAGTGCTGCAGAGGGGTTGAACATTTCATGCAATCGGTATACTGTTTATTTATACAGTATCCATGTGAGGTGCTAACCATGAAAGTTGAAGTCACAATTGATAAACATAAAAAACTCCCTGATGGCGCCATACCTGCGCTTGAGCAAGAATTGCTGCGCCGCTTGTCCCAGTCTTATGATGACTGCAAATTAACCATTCGACGCACAAACAACGATGGCCTTAGCGTTTTGGGCGGCGCTGATGGCGATAAAAAACGCGTTGAGCAAATTCTGCAAGAGACGTGGGAAAGCGCGGACGACTGGTTTTACTGATTCACCTTTTGGTGGCTGGCATTTCCCAAAGCATCGCAATAAGCGTGTCCCTTTGATGCTGTCGCCAGACTATATTTTTGCGTCTGTATGTCGCTCAGGGGGATGAAGTGGATCTCGATATCGCCGAAGTGGTGGACATTATCAGGCAGGGCGGGAAGTTTTTAATTTCGAGCGATGGGGGGAAAATAACTGGGCTCGAAAAGGTAAGAAAAAATCAGTTTTTGCTGACGATTGAAGAGTTTAAAGAGCTAGCTAAAGAAGCTGGCTGCATTGACGAAACCGAGAGTAAGCTGCAATAATTTACCTGCCGCCTGAACAACGGCAACGGAGCATCTCAGCGCCACGGAGTGAAACCCATGGCGCAACAATTACACCTGATAAAACAGACCCAAGGAATACTGATCCCTGCCACGCAGGAGACCAGCGATTTCTTGCAATCAAAATGCAAGCTCGGCGCCGTTCTGGAGGCCGATTTTAAGCTTGTCCGCAATCCGGCGTTTCACCGCCGTTACTTTGCTTTACTCAATCTCGGCTTTGAATATTGGGAACCTACCGGCGGGGCGG